GGGGACTTTTCTCAAGTCGTTCTGGGCGAATGGGGCATGTTAGAGATCGCCCTAAATCCCTTCGCATCGTTCGCCACCGCCATTACCGGCATCCGCGCCATCCAGTCGGTGGACGTGGGCATCCGCCAGGCCGCAGCCTTCAGCCGCGCCACCAGCATCACCTAAGCAGCACCGGGCCAGCCTTCACCCGCTGGCCTGGGCTGCAAAGAAGCACACCATGGCACGACTCCCAGAAAACGCCGTTATCTCTGCAGTGCAGCCCTACACCGTAACCCGCGCCATGTGCATGGACGGGCAGCGTGTAGAGGTTGGCGCCACCGTGCACCTTACGCGCGTGCAAGGCACCGAGCTGTGCGCTGCAGGCAAGGTAACCCCCGGCGCCGCCCGCGAGGCAGCCCCCGACAAGCCCTCCAAGGCCCCCAAAGCCACAGCCAAGGCACCCGCGCAAGCAGATGCCACCGCCGACGCAACCCCCACCCAAGAGGCCGCCCCATGAGCCAATTCAACTTCCCCGGCAACGCCACCACCACGGTCCTGTTGGCCGCTGCATCGTGCGCCAACACTGCAGCAGCCACCGGCACCGGTGTCGACCTTAAAGACTACGAGGGCGCCATCCTCATCACCCAAAACCACGGCACCGGCACCGGCACGCTAGACGGCAAGATCCAGGACAGCGCCGACAACTCCAGCTTTGCCGACGTATCCGGCCTCACCTTCACCCAAAGCACCACCACCGCCGACATTCAAGGCCTGGTAGTGCAAAGCAAGCAGGTGCGCCGATACATCAAATACGTGGGCACCATCGTCACCGGCCCGCAAGTGGTTGGCGTGTCCATGGTCGGCGTCAAAAAGTCCGTTTAAGGCAGCAGCATGTTTGCCGAGGACACCACAGCCTACTTTGACACCACCACCGGCTTTGCCCAAACGGCAACCGTGGGCGGTGCCAGCGTGGCCGTGATCTTTGACAACGCCAACGCCCTGGGCTCAGTCGGCCCCTTTGGCATGGCCAGCACCCAGCCGTCCATCACCCTGCCCACTGCCCAAGTGCCATCCACACCGGTTGGCACCACGGTCGTGGTTGGTGGTGGCACCTACCTGGTGGCCGCGCACGAGCCCGATGGCACCGGCATCAGCCGCCTGCTGCTGGAGTCCGCCACATGACCGGCCTTGTCAACACCGCCGTAACCGCCATGGTGGCACTGCTGCAAAGCGGCACCCCCGTGGCGCCCCTGGTGGCCCGCGTGCGCCTGCGCCCCGTGGCACAGGCCAGCGCCACCGCCGTAGTGGTGCGCCCGCTCAACAGCCAGGTAACCGAGGCCGCACTAGCCCCCGGCTACCCGGTGAGCTGGACCAGCGCCATTGCCGTGGAGTGTTACGCCCGCAGCGGCACCGCCACCGCGCCCGATGTGGCGGTAGATGCCCTGCTGGAGGCCACCTACGCCCGCCTGATGGCCGACCCCACTCTGGGTGGCGCAGTGCTCGCACTGCAGCCGCAAGAGGTGTCTTACGACTTTGATGCAGACGGCGACCAAACCACCTGCGCCACCCTTGTTTTCAGCGCCCGCCATCGCACGGCAGGCACCACTTTTTCATAATTTTTAGGAGCAACACCATGGCTTATTACTTTGCCGAAGGCAGCAAGATACAGTTCACGCAGACCATTGCCGCTGTCAAAACGATCACCGTCGCCACCAACGCAAACCCCTGCGTCATGACCAGCGTGACCCACGGCTACACCACGGGCGACGAAATCCTGTTGACCACCGGCTGGGAAGACGCCACCGACAGCATTTACAAAATCACCGTGCTCACTGCCGACACATTCAGCGTGTCCGGCCTGAACACCACCGACACCAATTTTTATGCGACTGGCAGCGGCGTGGGCACAGCGCAAAAATGCAGCACCTGGCTTGACATCCCCCAAGTGCTCACCATCAACTCCAGCGGTGGCGATGCGCGCTTTACCGACATCAGCCCCCTGTCCAAGCGCAACAGCATCAAGGTGCCCACCGGCTTTAACGCCACGGCCATCACCCTGTCGCTGGGCCACGACGCCACGCAGGCCAACTACATCACCATGCTGGGCATCAGCCGCGCTTTGTCCAAAGTGGCCATCAAGCAAGTCATCAGCGGCGGCGCGGTCACCTACGGCTACGGCTACATGAGCGTGTCTGAAAACCCCAAGCTCAACGTCAACCAGGCCAACACGGTCGACGCCGCGCTCACCATCCTGGGCCGCACGGTCAGCTACTAAACCGGTTTGCGCACGGCAGGGCGGTTTCTCCAGTTTCCCGCCTGGCAGGTCTCGCCCGAGCCTGCCACGCCGTGCGCATCTCGTTACCTCGGGCCGTATTTACATCGGGCAGACCATGGCAATCAAAATCACCATATCCAACCACGTTGGCTTCGCCATTAAAGGCACGTTCAACGATGCGGACGGCAAAGAACAACCGTTTGACTTCACTCTTACCAGCAAACGGCTCGACGAAGACGAAATGGCCGCCGCCAAAACCCTGCTCATTGCAGACGCCGCCAAAACCGGCAACCACGCGGCGGTAATCGACAAGCTGGTCGACATCACTACCAACTGGACCGGCGTGCGAGACGACGACGACGCCCCCATGCCCTACACCGCCGAAGGCCTGCGCGCCTTGCTCAAAAGCCACATCGGCCTGGGCCTCTTGGTGTGGCGCACGTACCTCAGCGAATCCGGCGCCAAAGAAAAAAACTAGCCCAGCTCGCCCGCACACTCGCCAGCCAGCCGCCCGACCATGCGCCCGACCCCCACCAACCGGTCAACCCCTGGGTTGCCCCATCCATGGCGGCAGGGCGCAAAGTGCAAGATGAGGCCTACCTGTGGCCCTGCAACGTGCAGGCATGGGGCGTGTGGTGCGCCGTGCAAAGCCAGTGGCGCGCAGGCGTGGCCGGGCGCGAAGGCCTGGACTACGCCGGTGTGCGTGCCTACCTGGATGAAGCGGCCCTGTGCGGAGATGAGCGCCGTGCAATTTTTACAGGCATCCAAGCCGCCGAGCAAGCCAGCCTTGAGGCATGGGCCGAGCAGCGCCGCATGCAAGCCGACAACAAAAAACAATAGGACAGCGCAATGGCAGACATAGGCATCAAGATAAGCGCCACCGATGCGGCCAGCGGCGTATTTAAAAACGTATCCACCGAGGCCGGGCGCCTGCAGGGCTCCATTGGTGCCGTAAGCGGCGTGCTTGCCTCCCTTGGCGTTAGCCTGTCTGCGGGCGCCTTCCTCACCTTTGTTACCAACATCAACAACGGCGTCGACGCCTTAAACGACCTCAAAGACGCGACCGGTGCCAGCATCGAAAACATCAGCGCCCTGGAAGACGTAGCCCGGCGCACCGGCAGCAGTTTTGACACCGTGAGCACCGCGCTGATCAAACTCAACCAGGGCCTAAGCAACGCCAAGCCCGGCAGCGACACCGAAAAAGCCATCAAAGCCATTGGCCTGAGCGTTTCCGAACTCAAAGCACTAGACCCGGCAGAGGCGTTCCGGCGCATTGCCGTGGGCCTAAACGGCTTCGCAGACGACGCCAACAAAGCCCGCCTCACCCAAGAGCTATTTGGCAAAAGCCTCAAAGAAGTGGCGCCCCTGCTTAAAGACCTGGCAGAGCAAGGCCAGCTCAACGCCACCGTTACCACTGCGCAGGCCGAGGCGGCAGAGGCGCTTAACAAACAGTTCTTTTCGCTGCAAAAGAACACCACCGACCTTGCCCGGTCAGTAGTCAACGACCTGGTCCCATCCCTCAGCGCGCTGGCCACCGAAATGGCCGCCGCTAAAAAAACGTCCCTTGGGTTTTTCGATGGCATATTGACCCAGCTATCCCAAAACCCCTGGAAAACGGCAGGCGAAAACGCCGCCGTATATTCCGACGAATTAGAGGCCCTGGAGAAAAAGCGCCAGCGATTTTTAAAGGCTGGCGACAACACCTCATCGGTTGACGCCTACATTGAAACCCTCAAACGCAGGCAGGCCTATTTCCGCGAAGTGCAGCTCCAACAAACCCAGTTTGATCGCGGAGACCAAACCAGCGCCGAAGAGGCCCGCCTGGGCTTGCGCCGGGGCACTATTGGCGACATTACGGGCGGCGACGGCGGCAAAGCCAATGCGGCCGCAGGCGCCGCCACCGCAAAAGCCCTGGCCGACCAAAACCGCGAGCTTTCCGAACAAGCAAAACTGCTGGCCACCTTGTCCGGCGTGAATGGCGACTACCAGGAGCAACTCACCC